CCCGTCTGGGTGCTCTGTGGTTGTTTGGAATAGGAATATTCCATTGTCGTTTAAAGCCCCTATAACGCTGTCCACACAAGATGCTAGGTCAACATACTTGGAACGGAAATGGGGGTTTGTAGCGTTCTTTAGGGCGGGTGCAAAGGCTTTCTGTGCCTTAACCAAAGCAGTAGCAATGTTTTTCATTTAATTTCCTGTGATAAGTAGGGCAAAGATAAGACCAGAGACAAAGCCAGACAACCAAAAGATCGTCTGATCTACCAAGGTAGGTTTGTCGGATGTAAACGGGCCTTGGATGGCGTGTTGGATGTATTTAGAGTGTTTCATAGTGTTTGCTTTCATAACGGGCAAGTGCGTAGTCGAGTTTGTCGTTGTCAATTTGCTCTTGGATGGCTTTGGCATAACCGCGTTCTAAGGATTGGATTACTGTGTCACGCAGTAAGTCGGTGATAAGTGCGTCACCGATATAGACAAACCAAAGATTGCTTGTCTGTGCGTCAAAGTAACATTCGAGATCAACGCCTTGCGCGTCTGGGTGTTCGCACACCATGCAGTCAAATTCGCTGTGTTCTGCTTTCATACTATCTCCAAAAGACCCTATGCGATGTGCTGTGGGCATGGCATAACTATAAGCCAACTTAACTGTTATTTTCTAGGGATAAACCCTAATACGGAATAAGTTTACTTATGTAGAATATCGGGCATGACAAAAGAACATCTTATCCGTCTGGCAGGCTCACAGCGTGATCTTGCCGACATTCTTGGTATCAGCCAAGCTGCGGTTTCGCAATGGAAGACTGTTCCCAAGGCAAGGATGTGGCAGTTGTTGGTTCTTAAACCTGAGTGGTTTACATAAAGGAATAACTGTGTATAATTTAAAGCGTCTAGAGTGGCATTTAGACGATGAACAGAAGAAATCAACCCCGCAGGGTACTGTGTGGTCTTGTCGTACGGCAAGCGAGTCTTTTGACCTTCTGTTCAATCGTCTTGCTGTTGCTCTCGCCAAGAGCCAAGACCACAGAGCATCTTGCGGGGTTTTTGTTTTTGGACTACCTAATGCGGTACGTCGATGGTTAGGTCTGAGATACCCCGTTACACGAGCAAACCAAAGCGGGGAGAGTGGGCTAGGGATAGAACTCGGTGGTAGGGATAAGAGCCTCGCGTATGCGCCTCAAATCCTTTAAGTCTGTCCGATGCGATGCGATGACATGGCTCCGAAAGGCAAGTTATCGAAGCAGAGCGAAACTTCATTTTGATGCGGTAAGGCTTTGCTTTGCTCAAACAATCACCAAAAGGCAATTTAGACATGAGGCAATGTAAATGCGGTGGGTTAGTAAGGCAATATGAGTTAACTGGTAACAGAGAGGTTTGGACTTGTGACTCTTGTAAGCGTTATGAAATTATAAAAAGGGGTAACGAATGTTTGAAGAGTTTTGGAAGGCATGGCCTAGCAATGTAAGAAAGGGCGGTAAAGCCCAATGCAAAGCCAAGTGGGACAAATTAAAACTTGACCTACAAGCCGATCAAATAATAAAACACGTCACTTGGATGAAGACCACCGACCAATGGAAAAAGGGCGATGGGGCGTTTATCCCTGCGCCACTTGTCTATATCAACCAAATGCGGTGGGATGGGGCTGAAGTGCCTGAGATGACTGTGAATGTAAATCTAAACTTCAAAGACCCCGCACTAGCAAAGATTGAGGAAGATACAAAAAATGTTGCCCCGATGCCTGCATCGGTTCGTGATTACATTAAACGATTGACTGGAAAATGAATCTAGAAGATGCCAGAAAACACCTTGACAGACTCAGAGATGGGCAGCTTATGCCAGTATTTCTCACAACTCAAGCCCTACGACTCACGGGAGACATTCGAGCATTACCTAGCGAAACACTATGTGGTGCTGGTGAAAAACCCTGCAACCATAGAACACGCCAGGTACATGATCAAGAAATACCAAAAGGATTTTCCTATTCTGCTTACCTTGATAAAACAAAGACTGAAAGAACTGCGTGAGCCTAATCGTAACTTTTGAGGTCGAAGGTGACCCAGTACCCAAAGGAAGACCAAGGTTTGCCAGACGGGGGCAATTTGTCCAAACCTACACCGATGCCAAGACAATCGACTACGAAACTCATGTAGCCATGAAAGCCCGTCAAGCAATAGGCGCATCAGAGCCATTAAAAGGGGCTTTAACTGTGTTTTTATACCTACGCTATGCCATCCCCGCCTCATACTCCAAAAAGCGCAAGGAAGCCTGTTTACTAGGCGTTGAATATCCCAAGAAAGTAGATTTAGATAATGTTTACAAAAGCATTACAGACGCAATGAACGGGATTGTTTACACGGATGACAGCCAGATCGTAGAGGCGCACATCACAAAGGTCTATGCTGAGACTGCTGGCGCAAACATCATGGTGCAGGAAACAGAATGAACCCATTTTTAATTACAGAGCCAACTTGCATATCCTTTTCTGGGGGCCGAACCTCGGCATATATGCTTTACCAAATACTTGAGGCTCACCAAATGAGCCTGCCAAGCGAGGCAAAAGTGATATTTTGTAACACAGGCAAAGAAGAAAACGCCACTTTAGATTTTGTAAATCAATGCTCTAAAGAGTGGGGGGTTGAAATTACTTGGTTGGAATTTGCTGTTGAAAACGATATAAAAGTCTCAAAAGTTGTTAATTACGAAACAGCCAGTAGAAATGGCGAACCTTTTGCTGCGGTGATTAAATGGTTTGAACCATCATTACCAAACGGCAGAGCCAGATATTGCTCTAGCCAAATGAAAACCAGAACCATGCACCGACATTTAAAGTCATTGGGGTGGACGGAGTGGGATTCATTTATTGGCATTAGGGCTGATGAGCCAAGGCGAGTGGCTAAGTTTCGCGCCAACCCACACCCAGAAAGCAAGCACGAAACAGTTTTTATGCCACTTGTCCCAATGGGCGTTTCGTCAAAAGAAGTGGGTAATTTTTGGGCAAACCAGACTTTCGACTTGGGACTGCCCAACATAAACGGCAAAACAATGCACGGAAACTGCGATTTATGTATGTTGAAACCAAAATCTCAAGTTTTGAGCCTGATAAAAGAAAAGCCAGAAAGGGCGTTGTGGTGGATGAAACAAGAGGAGGAGGCGGCTAAAAGATGTCACGGAGATGGAAAATACTTTGCCATAGACCGCCCTAGTTATGCCCAGATGCACAAATATTCATTTGAACAAGACGATATGTTTGACCAAAATGAAGAAGGCATATCCTGTTTTTGTGGGGATTAAATGAAATTCCAACTAAAAGACGAAAGCCAGGCTAAAACCCTAATGACGGGGTTATGGCCAAAGGTGCTCAAAGCCTTGCAGACCAAGCAATTGACGCTAGAGATTAAAGATGCAACCAAAAGCCGTGACCAAGAAGAAAAATACCACGCCATGATTGGTGAAATAGCCAAACAAGCGCAACATTTGGGTGCTAAATGGGATTCTGAGAGTTGGAAACGCCTATTGGTTGACCAATTTTGCAAAGACAATGGTCTAAAAACAGGCGCAGTTATCCCTAATTTGGCAGGCGATGGCATTGTGCAGCTTGGGATGCAAACGCGCAATTTCACCAAAGAGCAAGCCTCGGAGTTTGTGGAATGGCTACACGCATGGGGTGCAGAACACGGGGTGACCTTTAATGAAAATTGAATTAAGCGATGCAATCCTTTATTTGGGGGATTGCATGGAAATATTGCCAACGCTAGATAAGATGGATGCGGTGATTACTGACCCGCCTTATGGGATTGGGATTGCTAAAAATCCAGTTAGGCAATTACATGAGAAATCAGATTGGGACAATGCACCGCCAGAAAAATTGTTAATTGATATGTGCGTTAACGCTGGTGAACTTGTTATTATTTGGGGTGGCAATTATTTTGATTTACCGCCAAGCCAATGTTTTTATATTTGGGATAAGCAACAGCCTTTAAATTTCAGCCTTGCCATGTGCGAAATGGCTTGGACTAATAAAAAAGGGCCTGCGAAAATGCACAGGCAATCAGTTCTTTCTTATGAAAAACATCACCCAACACAAAAACCAGTTGAATTGATGACTTTTTGCATAGAGCAATTAAAAACCCCGAAAACAATCCTAGACCCCTTTATGGGAAGCGGCACAACAGGCGTGGCGGCTATCCAAATGGGGCGTAAATTCATTGGAATTGAGCGTGAACCCAAATATTTTGACATTGCTTGTAAGCGCATAGAGCAAGCCAGCAAGCAAGTAGATATGTTTGTTGAACAACCAACACAAGAACAAACAAGCCTTTTATAAGGTATAGAACACAAGGTGACTTTTGAACAATAAACCCACCCTAGCAGAGCGCAAGCACTTAGCCCAGATCAAGGAAATGAACTGTGGGGTCTGTGACGCGAGTGGCCCAAGTGACGCACACCACATCGTCCAACACGAGCAATACCTTTGCATTCCCTTGTGCAAAGATTGTCATCAAGGGGCGTTTAACGGGATACACGGACAACAAAGAATATGGAAGGTTTATAAAACAAATGAGATGACAGTATTGAACGAAACGATAAGAACCTTGCTAAAATAATCTAACACGCATGGAGATTGACAAATGGTAAGTGAAGTGAGGATGGACGCATCCAAAGCACCCCGCTCGTCAGTCTCCAGCCGTGTTGGTGCAAAGCAGTTGCCGACATTTGGGGGTTCGCCCCCTTTTTTTAAGGATTTATATGGCTTACGAAAACCAAAAAGATGTTGCAGACTTCATAAGCACATTACTCCATTCGGGAACTGTTACCCACTTCATGCACCTCTCAACCGATTCATTTGCTATTCACATGGCATTGGGCGCGTATTACCCAGAAATTATTGAATTAACAGATTCGTTTGCAGAAGCCTACTCAGGGTGCTACGAAAAGATTAAGAACTTCCCAGAGAATTTCCACAATGCCAAAGAGCCTGTGAGATATATGGAAAGCATAAAAGACTATGTGAAAAAGAATCGTAAGGCGATGCCAGAAGAGACAGAATTACAAAACATCATTGATGAGATAGCAGGGCTGATTGATTCGACTTTGTATAAACTGACACTCAAATGATCAGAATCTTTGCAGGCTACGACCCTCGGGAAGCGATTGGGTATCATGTTTTTACCCAATCCTTGATCGAGCGCACCTCAGAGGCGGTGGCGATTACGCCATTTTTTGGCAAGCAAAGAGACGGGTCAAACACATTTATCTACCAAAGATTCCTAGTGCCTTACTTTACGGGGTTTCGGGGTAGAGCGATATTCATGGACGCAAGCGATATGCTGATGCTTGCCGATATTGCCGAACTGGACAAGTTATTTGACCCCACCAAAGCGGTACAAGTAGTTAAGCACAATTACTTTACCAAGCACAAAAGGAAATACATCGGCACAGCGATGGAGACCAAGAACGAGAACTATCCGAGAAAGAACTGGTCGAGCCTGATACTGTGGAACTGTGAGCATCCTGACAACAAGGTGTTAGACCCTGATTTTGTGGATGACCACACAGGCTCAGAATTGCACAGATTCGAGTGGCTAAAAGACGAACAGATCGGTGAGTTACCAGAGGAATGGAATGTATTGGTGGGTGAAGACGATCAAGACGCAAAGATCGCGCATTACACTTTAGGCATCCCAGAGTTTGAGCATTACAAGAACTGCGCCTATTCTCAGGAATGGCACAAAACCAAGTCAAGGATGCTTAACGGGCTGATCAACATGAAGGAAAACGCTTATGCCTGATTACAGAGCACTAGCCCAAGCCCTAGACCCGTATGCTATGGATACAGGGGGCATCACGCCCGACACTATCAAAGCATTACAGAGTGGATACAAGTCACCCAACCTTTTGGGAATGATTGGTGACATTGGGCGCGGTGGGTTAAGTAATCTGGAATCATTGGTAAGGGGTGGAGTGGCACAAGTGCCTGGCACAGCAGGGGATTTAGAGACCTTGGGACGCATGGGCATAAACACATCATTTGGCGCAGGCGGGGTCAAGGTAAACCCCAAAGCAGTATTGCCAACTACCACAGACATATTGGGAATGATGCCTCAGAGGGTTACACAATCTCGACCAGAGACCGCAGGCATGGAAGAGTTGGGGACAATGATCGCGCCAGGTCTCGCTAAAGCCGCAGCCCCCGTTGTTAAAGGTGGCGGTAATTTGCTTGGCATGGCTATGAACGAGCGAATGTTAGCGGGACAACCCATATTGCCAAGCCTAGCAAAAGAGCCTCAATCAGCGATGTTTGCGGTACAACCTATTGATTTAAACAAAGGAATTTACAAGCCAGATTTAACAATGGATGAAATGCTAAAAGTCAAAGATATTCCTACTGTTGATCGGGTGAGACAGTCAATTGATTTAGTTGGTGAAGATCAGTTTAAAAAGATGGTTGATGCCCAATACCAAAAATATAAGCCAACTGATCAAGACCAAGAGGCAATGCTTGTTGAGTCTGTAACTCTTGATATTCTTGGTAAAGCACAAAGATCACCTTACCCACAGGAACAAGCATTAAAACTAGCACAAGAACGAGCTGCGTTGCCTGTAAGTGAGGGTGGTTTGGGGTTGCCTAAAGATAATACGCCCGAAATGCGTTATCAAGCAATGAAAGGAATAGAAGGAAATTTTGTGCATGGTGCTAAAGAACCTGACATTACAAGTTTTAAAACTAAAAAACAATTATTTGAAGAAAAATATGCAAACAATCCAGAAGGTGCTATTGCAGACAATCATTATGCTAATGAAAGAAATGCGGTGTTTTTATCGCCAAACCCTCAATTTACTGAAAATTTTTCAGTTCAAGGATACACAGATGTGGGGCAAGCCCCAACAAGTTATCCTTTAAAAGTAGTTGGAGACACAAAAGTATTTGATTTTGAAAATATACAACATTTAGAAATGCTTAAACAAAAGTATGCTGAGTTATTTCCTTTAAAAACAATAGGCAAAAAGGGTTATGTGCCTAGCGAGGAATCAATAAGGATGCACACAATTAACAAGCGCATTGAAAATTTACCTAATGATGTCAATAATTGGCCTGCTATGGAAAACAAAGATTTTCAACGAGCAATTCAAGAACTTGGATTTGATGCTTTTCATGTAAATGAGCGTGGAACAAAAAACATTGGGATTTATGACCCTAGCACTTTAAGATCGCCTTTTGCCGCATTTGACCCATTCCGTAAGGATGTTGCAACGGCAACCGCAATGGGAGTGGCACTACCAGACCTATTGGCGGCAGAGGCTGAAAACAAAAAGAAACAGTTATCTAAAGTATTAACAAAATGACTATGGAAACTAAAGTAGTTAAAAGTAGGAAGAAAGCAGGAGGGCGCACATCAGGAACGCCCAACAAGACCACACAACAGGCAAGGGAGGCGATTGCTTTGTTTGTTGATGGTAACGCACACAGATTAGCAGAGTGGCTAGATGAGGTCGCTAATGGCATTCCAGAGGCAGATATAAAACCCAACCCTGCAAAGGCATTTGAGTTATTCCAAAGCGTAGTGGAATACCATGTGCCGAAACTTGCTAGGACAGAGATAACGGGCGCGGATGAAGGCCCAATCGAAATGGTGGTCAAGTGGGAAGGCGTGAAGTAATCATCCCCTATTCCCCGAGAGAGGCATTCATGCCCTTTCACCAAAGGACGGAGAGATGGTCTTGTCTGGTGGCACACCGAAGGGCGGGCAAGACAGTAGCAGCTATCAATGACCTGATACGCAGAGCATTGACTGAGGGTGGGGTGAGAGCACAGTACGCCTATATCGCCCCGTTCAGAAGTCAAGCCAAGTCTGTGGCGTGGGATTACCTAAAGTTCTATGCCCAACCCGTAAGTAAAAGCACCAATGAAAGCGACCTGACAGTTGAACTGGTTAACGGGGCAAAGATCAGACTATTTGGCTCAGACAACGCAGATGCTATGCGTGGACTAGGATTTAACGGGGTATACCTAGACGAGTATGGAGACTTCAAGCCTAGCGTATGGGGTAATGTCATAAGACCAACTTTGTCTAGCACCTTGGGTTGGGCGGTCTTTGGCGGTACACCAAAGGGCAAGAATCAGTTTCACGACATTTACAGGGTTAGCCAGGCTACGCCCGATTGGTTCTTGCTACGCCTACCAGCCACAGTCTCAAAGATATTGGCAGACTCGGAACTAAGGGCAGCGCGTGAGCAATTAAGCCAAGACCAGTATGACCAAGAATATGAGTGCTCATTTGAGGCAGCTATCCTTGGGGCGTTCTACGGGGTGGAGATGCGCCAACTAGACACAGATGGCAGAATCCAAGACCTCAAGTTTGACCCTGATGCCCCAGTATTTACAGCGTGGGACTTAGGCTATCGAGATGACACCGCAATTTGGTGGTATCAGGTAGTCAGGGGTGAGATTCATGTGATGGACTATTACGCGGTCTCAGGCGCATCCATAGAGGAAATAGCCAATGTTGTGAACAGCAAGGGCTATCGGTACACCAAGCACTTCCTACCGCATGACGCTAGAGCCAAGACTTTAGCCTCGGGGGGCAAGTCAATCCTTGAACAACTTGCTAGTCACCTCGGTGGGATGAGCAAACTAGCCATAGTGCCAGAAATCGGTGTCCAAGACGGCATACAGGCGGTGCGGATGATTCTCCCGAGGTGTTATTTTGACCCGATCTGTGATGAGGGGTTAGAGGCACTCAGACAGTACCAAAGAGAATATGATGAGGACAAGAAAACATTTCGTCAAACTCCAAGGCATGATTGGTGTTCACACCCCGCAGATGCGTTTAGAATGCTTGCAGTCGCGTATCGTCAAGACAAGTCAAACGAACCCCAACCCAAAGGGAAGACACTCCAGACGATTACGCTAGACGAATTGTGGGATTTTGAAACTACACATAAAGAGGAACGGATATGAGCCAACCAGTAGCAGAAGTAGGTGGATACAAGAACATCACAGCAACGGGGGCGGTCTCGACAGGGGCTTGTCAACTCATCGGGTTCTATGTGAATAACACAAGCGCAGGCACTTTGGTCTTGCGTAATGGTGGCGCAAGTGGTGATGTGATGTCAGGCACTATCACACCAGCAATCGGCTTTCACCGATTCCCCGCTTATGTAAGTAACAGCGTTTACGCAACCATTGGTGGCACTTTGGATGTGACATTCTTCTACGCGGCTTAATATGTACGAAAACGCCTACGATGATGGGGCTTATGAGGAAGATCAAGGCCCGTTCTGGCATGACCAACTAGACAAAGCCGCCAAGGTCTTTGACAAGTGGGAAAAGCGCGGTAAGAAGGTAGTAAGACGCTACCGAGACGAGCGCGATGCCATTGAGATGCCAAGGATGAAGTTCAACATCCTTTGGTCAAACATCTCTGTGCTGTTCCCTGCACTCTACGGACGCATGGCAAAGCCAGAAGTCTCCCGTAGATATAGCGATCAAGACCCCGTAGGTCGATTAGCCTCTACGATGCTAGAGCGCGTAATCGAGTATGAGGTAACCCAGTTTGGTGATTTTGACTCTGCTATGCAAGGCGTGGTGCAAGACCGCCTATTGCCTGGTCGCGGTACAGCGTGGGTGCGCTACGAGCCAATTATTGTTGGACAAGAGCCACCAGAAGCTGCGACAGGCATTGAGCCAGACGAAGGCATCGAGATCACCAACACAGAAGAAGTCGAGCGCGTTGATTCAGCGCATAGCCCTGTGGATTATGTCTATTGGACAGACTTTCTCCATTCACCCGCTAGAACATGGGATGAGGTGTGGTGGGTAAGCCGTTGGGTCTACATGACACCCGAAGAGGGTATCGAGCGTTTTGGTGATGTGTTTAAGAACGTGCCTTTGCACGACCAGAATGACGATATAGATGCCAAAAACCCAATGACCGCGAAAGCGACCTATGGGAAGAAGGCTAAAGTCGCTGAGATATGGAACAAACGCACTAAAAAAGTGTGTTGGGTTGCCAAGGGATACCCCCAAGCACTTGATGAGCGTGATGACCCTCTTGAATTAGAAGGGTTTTTCCCTTGTCCAAAGCCGTTATTGGCCACAACAACCAACGGGTCGATGATTCCAGTACCAGATTACTGCGAATATGAAGACCAAGCCCAAGAATTAGACAACCTTACACAGCGCATTTACCTACTGGTGAAGGCTTGCAAGGCGGTCGGTGTGTTTAACGCTGAGTTCAAAGAACTTGGGCGGTTATTCACAGAGGGCGTGGACAACAAACTATTTCCTGTGACCGCATGGGCAGCTATGTCGGAGAAGGGTGGGCTAAAAGGCGCGATTGATATGCTCGATACGAGCGCAATCATCAAGACCTTACAGCAACTTTATCAATCCAGAGAGGTTGTCAAGCAATCCATCTACGAAATCTGTGGAATATCGGACATTATTCGTGGTGCAAGCAATGCAAACGAAACCCTCGGTGCTCAACAACTAAAAGCCAACTTTGGTAGCCTGAGACTGAGGGCTACTCAGGGCGATGTGGCTAGATTTGCTACTGATCTGTTCCGCATTAAGGCGCAGATCGTCTGTAAGTTTTACCCACCAGAGTTGATTGTCGAGATGTCTGGGGTGATGAACACTCCAGAAGGTCAGAATCCGCAATTGTTGCAAGCTGCGGTGCAGATGCTCTCAAACAGCACAATTCGAGACTTCCACATCCAAGTTGAGGCAGACACATTAGCCCAAATTGACGAGCAAGCCGAAAAACAAAGCGCGGTTGAGGCGATTGAGGCTATTACAGGATTCTTGCAAAACGGGCTACCTATGGTGCAACAAGCCCCAGAGATGTTGCCCTTGTTTGGTGAGATGCTTTTGTTCACAGTACGCAGATTTAGGGCTGGTCGCAGTCTTGAATCGTCTATTGAGCAAGCCATGCAAGCCTTACAGCAAAAAGCACAGGCAGCGCAACAGCAACCGCAACAAGACCCTGAGATGCTCAAGTTACAGTCTGAACAACAAGCCGAGCAGATGCGTATGCAAGCCCAAGCCCAGACCGAGCAGATGAAGATGCAGGCAACGGCTCAACTTGAACAAGCGAAAGCCCAACTTGATATGCAAATGCAAGAGGCAAAAGCCCAAGCAGATATGCAGTTAGAGCAAATGAAAGAGCAATTTGCCCTACAACTTGCCAACAACGAGTTACAAGTCAAAGCCCGTGAAATGCAAGGCAAAGAGGAATACGAGCGTTGGAAAGCCGAACTGGACGCTGCGACCAAGATCATGGTGGCGAGAATCGGAAGTAACCCTGGCGTTGACCTACCCGTCATTGAAGCTGCGTCTGCTCAGATCACCAATGAATTGGGTGGCACGATTATTCAAGCGATGGACAAGATGGCACTCATGCACGACCAAATGGCTAACCTACACGGACAGACCATGCAAAACATTGGCGAGGCGATGCAGAAACTTAACGCGCCTAAGAAGGTTGTGAGGGGTGCTGATGGCTTAGTTATCGGGGTAGAAACAGTATGAGTTTAGTTCTTGCTGATCGGGTCAGGGAGACCACCCTAACAACGGGAACAGGCACGATAACCTTAGATGGCGCGGTACAAGGATTTCAGTCATTCTCAGTCATTGGCAACAACAACACAACCTATTACACGATCAACCGAGGCTCAGAGTGGGAAGTTGGGATTGGGACTTACTACGGGGGAACGCTATCAAGAGACACAGTTTATGCGTCATCCAATGGTGGGTCTAAGGTCAACTTTAGCGCAGGCTCAAAGGATGTGTTTGTCACATACCCTGCAAGCAAATCGGTCAATGAAGATGCTAACAATCGGGTATTGATTCCTTACACAAGTGGCACAACCAATGTTGGCTCTTTAAATGTAGGTGATGCTACAGCACACACAGACTCAGGCGTTATTGCGGGTTTTACGGCTAGTGAGCCGTTATATCTGTATACAAGCCTGCAAAACACAAGTTCAGCAAACACCAGTTATGCAAGTTATGCGGTCAATGATGGCGGTCATACCGCTTATGGCGAACTAGGAATAAACAACGCAAATTACAGTTACTCGGCTGCGGGGT